CTTCTTTATCTTCCACTCGTTGAGCATCTCCCCACGTACGTAGCCCCAGAAGCGGAGACAGTCGATCTTGTCGGAGTCGTAGGCGAACATGGAGTCTACGTCCAGGACATCACGAATGGACTGGTCTACCTGGAGCCACTCACCCAGCTTGCCGTTCTTGGCTTCCTTAAGTACTTCCATGATCTCGTCGTTGTCATAACCGGGGACGTCGATGAGATCCTGGAGGGCGATGGGGGTGAGCTTGATTCGATCGAAGAGGTACCCGTCGTTGATGTCTACGGAGTCGGGCGCCGGGTAGATGAAGAGAGGATGGCGGGACTCGTACACGGGGATGGGCTTCTTCTCCATGGTCAACTTGAGCTTGCCGGACTGGGAGTCGGTGACGGACTTGACCACCTTGCGCATCTGCATGACGGGGCCCACAACGAACCCTGTGTGCATGATGACGTTGGCCACGGCTTTCCTCAGGGCCTCGTACCAGCCACCCTCGGTCAGCTTATCGTTCAGCTTCATCTCTGTTTCCTGGGCGATCTCCTTGGAGCGGCTGACGATCTGGGCCTTGGCAATCTTCTCGATCTCAGGCATGACCTCCATGACCTTCTGCTTGGCGATGTCCGGGGTCAGTTGCTCTCCGGAGGCTTGGGTCTCCTGGGCCAGATTGGTGATGGCTTCAGTCATGAGCTGGGAGAAGATCTCGGCCTTGATGTCCTGGGGGAGGTCGGGGATGGGAGTGGGGTCTACACCGAAGGGGACCGTGCCGGGGCGGAAGAGGATGTCGTCGATCCAGTACATGGCGTTCTTGCACTTGGCGTCGGTGATCATCATGAAGACTTCAGAACCGCCGATCTCCTTGATGGCTGCAAGCTTGACGGCGTCGTAGTCGCCCTCTATCTGGGTCATGTTCTTCAGGATCTGGGCTTCGATGCCCCGTTCCTTGGCATCCTTGGCCTTGATCCAGCAGTTGCGGAGGTAGGAAGCGACGTCCTTCATGGTGGTGGATGATAAATCGGCCTCCTTGGCGGCCTTCTTCTCGGTCTCCGCCTTGGCTGTTTCGTCCTTCGTCAACTCGTCATTCGTGATGAATTTCATCGGCGTCTCCTCTTAAGTCCAGGCTGTCAGCTGCGGGATGCGGCTCCGCTGGGTCACTGGCGGTGCATAACGGCTACTGGTGATATCGAACCCCCGTGCCGAGGAGATGCCCTTGTCTGCTACCATGCAGATGTACTGGACACAGTCCTGGGGATGGGAGAAGTCATTCTTGTTGGGGAGCTCGCTGAAACGTTCGGCTCCCAAATAGCTGGAGATGCGCTTCAACTTGTACTCCTTGATGAACCCCTTACGGAGGATGGGGCACGTGGGGGAGAGCTGGAAGGCTGCCTTGCCGTCTACCATCTTGGTGAGGTAGGCGTCTACTGCGTTGTAGCGGGGCAGCCAGGAGTTGGATGGGGCTGGGGTGACCGGGAAGCCCTGTTGATGGAGCTCAAGGATGCAGGACCGCTCATCTGTGTCCTGGCGCTTGATGCCTGATGGATCACAGGTGGTGATGATCTCTACCCCACGGTACTTGCTGAAGAGGACCGGCTTGATGATGTCACGCAGGAAGCGGCGGAGGCCGGTATCGGGCTCGTAGAACTCGTGGATGATGTTCATGCCCCCCCGGAAGGTGGGCTGGCCGATGACGGCGGCGTTGTGCATCCCGAAGTCGAAGGCGATGATGATGGGCATGCCGATGATGAGGGAGATGGGCTCGGCGGATACATGAAGGACGTCGCTGTAGTTATGCCACACTGGCTTCCCATCCCGGGTGTAACCGTACTGGCCATCTACGTAGACCTTGATGTACTCGGGGTCCTTGCCGATCGCCATCATCTTGTAGTAGTCCTTGCGGAGGTACCTGAGGTTCTCTGCCTTATCGCTGCGGCCCGAGGGCTGTTTGAAGATCTCATACTTGCCGGCTATATCGGGATCTTTAAGGACGTCTTCCTCGAACCGGCGGAAGAGGTAGGAGTCGCTGTCCGGAGGGTTGGTGTCTGCTATGACACCGTACCAGGTGCAGCCTTCTTCGGACTCAGGGGGGAAGCGCCCAACCCGGTCTTCGATGCCATCGAGGATCTGCTTGGGGACTTCCCGGGCTTCATTGACCCAGGAGGCTGTGATTTCTAAGGAAAGGACATTACGGACGTCTTCAGGCTTGTCGAGGGCCCGGAAGAGGACTTCTATCTCTACCTTGGTGCCGTCGGATAGCTGGATCTTGTCGATGATGTACTGGTGGTTGGTGATGTTGAAGGTACCGAACTGGTCGGGAGGCAACCAGTCGAAGAACGTTTTCATGGTGGTGTCAAAGAGCTGCCGGTAGGTATTGCGGACGACTGACCAGCGGGTACGCCGGACTCCTTGCTTGTTGGGGGCTTGTTCGATGCCTCGGGAGATGATCTCTGCTACACAACCGCTGGACTTGCCGGAGTTATGATGAATAGCCCCATCAGCGCTTACGTAATTATTCGTATCAAGAACCTGCATGTCCCAATAAATTTCCTTGACAGGTTGACGAACTATGGATAGTATGGGCCATTCGGATAAGGAGGAACTATATGAACGAGAACACAAAAAAGATAATTTCCTTATATGATGGAGAGCGAACTTCCACAGACGTTGCCAAGGCTGTTGGGCTCTCCCCACGGTACATAAGGAAGATAGCAAAGAGGTTAGGGTTGGATCGCCTTGGACCTGGCGCTCGCATTGGGGTAGACAACCATCAGTTTGTTTCTGGTCGCAGGGTTGACCCAGACGGGTATGTTGTAGTAACTGCCCCGATAGACCATCCTTATGCCCGTCAACGAACACACCGAAAAGGGAAGATGATGCTTGAACACCGACTGGTAATGGAGAAAACGCTGGGGCGATATCTGCTGCCATCAGAAGTTTGTGACCATAAAGACGGGCTGACTCTGCATAATGACCCATCCAACTTGCAACTCTTCGAAGGCAACGGGGATCATTTACATGAAACGATAATGGGGCACGTGAAACTATGCTCGGAGAGTGGGCGTCGGAACATAAGGACAAGGCTTGACCCACCTGAAGACTTCCAACCTGTCGATATTTATTATCAGCGCAGAAAACGAGGTGATGTCCGGCTGCGACAAATTCTCCTTGCCGCGTTGAGACTCGGTACAGATAGTCCTTTCCTTTTGGGTACGCACTACCACTTAAGGAAAGCTCAAATTGACTGGTCTTCTTATTCCATGATAGAACGCGCACTGGCTGAGTTAGATCAGCAATGGGCACTGGACCTTTCTCAGTAAGAATTAGAGTATCGCCGGCAACGCAGCCAAATGGGCCCATAAGCAGGCGGAAGAACTTGCTGGATTCGCTGAACCGCCTTATGGTGGGGGCTTCTGAGTAGTCGTACACCTTCTCGAATGCCATCGGTACACCTACTTCTTAATGATAAAGACAGCCTGGCCGATCTGTGCGTTGGGACCGAACATCCCGTGGTTCTTCCGCTCGTTACCGCTCAGGATGGACTCGCGGGTGTCTAGGGCTCGCTGTACATCCTGCATGGAATTCAACTTGACCTTGCTGCCGATCAACTCGCCGTTCTCATCGAGGATGGCTGCATCCTTGAGCATGAAGTCGATGAGGCGTAGATGGGACTTCCGCTTCTTCATGGACTCATGGACGGGCTCAACGACGCTGGATGAGATGGCCACATCGGTTAACTGACGGACCTTCTCCTGCCAGCAGAAGACACTGGCCCATTTCATGATGCTCCTGACGGAGTAACCCGTAAGCGCGGACAGTCGGGGGTAAGAGCGCTCATTACCCATCTCGATGTACTTCTCAAAGGCGTCCGCCGATCGCTCCTTCATGCCCTGAGTAAGCCGGTCCCGGTAGGCAACCTGCTTCTCGGTCAGCTTGGTGTGCTCCTGAAGGAACTGCGTGCGCGGGATCACGGGCTTATTCGGGTCCCTCTTGGGCCTGCCTGTCGGCTTACCTGTACGCTTACTCTGCTGATGGAGCCGGAGTTTCCTCTTGGCTTCCTCAGTCATGGTTCTGCGGACGGGCGTTGGACAAACAACCAGGGCGGTGGAAGTTACTTCTTGCTTCCCTTCTTCACCGGCGCCGGCTTCCCCTTGGGTGCTACCTTCTTCTTTCCTGTGGGCTTTGCCATTCATCATTCCTCCGTTTAAGTTGGATGTTTGAGAGGGGTGCCTGAGGAGAGGAGGAGAAATACTCTCCCCAGGCTGCAAGGTGGCGACGGGTTATCGGTTATGTTCTCCAACCCCGCATCCCCTGAACATGATAACGCAGTGTGAGGTAATGTTGCATAAATGTCAAGACGAAACTTTGCCCTTCCCCCTGACCGCTACCTTGGCCGGTACGAAGTGGCACCGGAAGGCCGGAATGTGGGCATCGGTAAGGTACTTAATGAGGAGGTTGTCATACTCCTCGGTTGTCTTCCACTCCTCGAATGAACAACAGGACGTGGGGTGGGTCATGTACCAGGCATAGGCCTTCTCCTTGGCTGGCTGGATGAGGTCCCCATAGTTGATGTTGGCCCGGGGGAGGTTGTCCCCATGGTCTACGTTGATGTGATACTTGGCTGGTTTGACGGTGGTTGGATGTTTGAGGTGGAGACGGCGGAGGCGCCGGTACCGGACGGACTTCTCTTTACAGCCCACCATGTTGGCGATCTGGAAGTCGTTATGGGTCAGGTAATGTTTTCGGATCACCTTGTCTATGTCCGACCAGTTGAGCTCCACCTTCCCGGATCGCATCATCCCCTTGCACTCAGTACTCATGGCTTCCTCCCCGTTTTCTTCTCTTGCCTGTAGACTGCCTTCTCCTCCAGATAATCCGCCCTGGGGGCTGCGCAGACCAGCTTGCGGTCCTTCCCGATGTCTACCCTGTCGTACCTGTACGTGTTGCGCCTGGACCCGCGCCCGTACACCAACTCCCTCAACCGCTTCACTACCGTTCCCCTCATTTGACACCTCCTTGGCTTCATTTGTAATCACCTTAAATCACACTTAAACCTGCCTGTCAAGAAAATAATTTGCAGATTAATGAAAATAATACTTGACAAGCCTGAAAATGAAGAGTAGGATGCAATCAAAATCTAGATGAAAGAAGGTGAACGTGTTGAATATGCAGGACTTATCGACCAGCGAGAAGATCAGGATACTGATGCTGAGAAAGAAGATGAACCTTGATGAGATTGCAAAGCTGGTGAACTTGACTGATCGTACAGTCTCCTCGCGGCTGCATGACAACAAGTGGAAGCTGGAGAGCCTGAAGAAACTGGCGACGCACTTCAAGGTTACAGTGAAGGATTTAGTCTAAACGGATTAACTAAGAAGGAAGGAGAAGAAGGAATGGATTGTCCACACAAGAG